TAATTCATTTACATCAATATGATATGCGTGTTTTAATGCCTCATACATTATGATATTTTTCTCAGTGGCTCCAATAAAGCCATTGAATATAGTATTTAGAAAATAGGTTGATGCTACAGAAAAAAAATACATAATCTTTGGCAATGATATTTATATCCTGCTCTATCATCGCATCAGAATCTATAAATACACCACCTTTAACGTATAAATAATAATATCTAAATAAATCAGCTCTATGAGCACCTCCTTTTATAGACAAAAATTTATCTTTCATATTTGGAAATTCATCTATCACATTTTCCTCGAAAAATTTGAATATCTCGTCATCTGTAAAATGAATATATTCCCAATCAGGAGAAAGTGATTTAATTAAATCAACAACGTATTCTGGCTGTTTTGTCCTAGATGTTTGAAAAATTACCTTGGGGATTTTTGTCATAAACATAATAATAATAATAATTATATTATTATTATAATTTTAACGATTTATTCAACTCTTAAAGACATAACAAAGATCTAAACTGATAGAAATTCTCTAATCTTGGTATCCAATACTTTGTAGCGGTCATTCGCTAATGCCTTAATTAATAATGACCACGGACTACAACTTTGAAGCGCGGTTAGACCCTCATCGCAAAACAAATTCAGCAGTGCTGGACTAAACCCTGACATCATCGACGCATTTTTTTGTAAAGACAGTGTAGGAAATCCCGAAGTTGACCGTAAATTCCAGAATAAAATATGCGGTGGCTTATATGGTTTACCACACACTTTTATACCAGCCTCCGAATAGCGCGCCTCAATGACCCCCATCATTGTATTATCTTCTTCGCCCGTTGCTTCATCAATTTGCATATCCGAGAAAATAGCCAAAACCATATCCTCAACATCTTCGGCGGCCATCTTATTCGCAACAATCGCATCCAAAATCAGCATTAGTGCCTTGAAAAAATTGGTGTTCAGACCAAATTCGCCTTGATTAATATGTTGTACCATATCAATAAAGCTATCATGTCCATCCAAATTAACCCATGTTGGCAGCGCACTAAATGTGAGAACACGCTTGCCAAGCATCGACTTCTCTGCCACGCGAATACCTAGAGCTATTGCGGCATGTAGTGGGTCACCATTCATAGACCCTGAAACGTCAACCATCGCAATCATTTTACCAAGGGCACCCGTTTGTAATGAATTGTTGACCCACTGCGCATTCAGTATTTGTGCCTCTGGACCATCTTTAACACTACTGTGAATTAGTTTTAGTGCCTCCTTGGTGAAATCATTAAGTCCAATTCGCTTCCCCTTGATTTCACACTCATTCCTGCTTGCCTTCGCAACAAATTCTTCAAACTGGTTTGCGCAAATAATCCGATCTTCCAATTCGGATCTTTTAGTGCCATCCGCCTTCAAATTCAGAAACGCCTTCTTTTGCTTGTGCATCGTAATTGATGTCTGATTTTCTGGGTCTATTTGAGACCAAGCATTGGCGCATTGCTTAATTTGAACCGTATCGAGTTCCCTATTTAGACCAGAAATGATCTTGCGATAGTCCATCTTTGCCTTGGAAATCGCCTTAATTTGCGCGGATTCAGTTTTCGCAGTTACCAAATAGTTGGGAAAAAAATGGATTGCCATGCGTGTAAATAAATCCGAGAACTGTGACTTCTCACGCGGCACCCATTTGGCGGCTAATGACGGATTATAACCAAGACTTGTTGTCAAATCGACGTCTTGACGCAATTGGTCATTCATTAATTGGATACCATATGATACCAAATTGTCACTACTATTCGATGACAAAGCACTGTTGTCCTGGAAGAATTTATATAGATATTTGATGTCCTTCCAAGAACCATAAGGATGTATATTATCATTATTATTATTATTATTATTATTATTATCATTCAAAATGACAAACTGTCTTAGAGCAAACATTGCCAACTCATCACCCATAATTTTAGACCAAGAATTCAAAAGCATAAATGATAATGTATATTCACCCTTACCATCAATAATGTCGCGAGTATGTCCAATCATTTTATACAATATTGCCATGTATTCAACATACTCTTCTTTCAGAATTTTGCCGGATGCGTTTCTAGCTTTTAAATCCATCAATATGCCCTCGGTTTGTTTGGCTAAATAACTGATATCCTTGGTTCTTGTTAATTGGAAACTCAGTTGTGCGATTCTTTCACGAATGTTGTTTGACCAACTATATTCAATATTTCCATTTTCGCCAATTTGTCTAGAGGTATAAGTGTCCAGTGCTCCAATAAGTGCTGCCATTTTTAATGATACAATAATATTATAATATGTCTTTAAATAGGTTACGACGAGTCTTTTTGTTATTATTGATATTGCTGCTATTGTGAATATTATGGTTTATATAAACACGTTTTGTAGTATTGTGTTTATTCGATGCTTGGTTATCTGTTGTGCCTTTATCTATTGTGCCTTTATCTATTGTGCCTTTATCTAAGAAAATGATGATCAAATTGTTTAAATCATGAAACATTGCCATTGATTTATTAAAAAAAACGTCATCTATGTTTTTGATTGACTGTAGATATGGATCTCCGTTATTATTAGTTTGGTTTTGGGGTTTCACCTTGAAAAAAGTCTTCAAGTTGTGCGGCTCAACATTGATATTGTACTTTAAAATAGAAAATAATGAGTATTTCTTGCTGTTTATTACAGTGTTCCGTTTAATGAGACCTATCAGGTCCTCCTTAGGCAACACATTTGGTTTCTTAAATAAATATTTTTCTTCGTATAAATTTGTGATTTCTTGTTTTTCATTGACATAAATATAATGAACCTTTATAAATAACAGATTTTCAGTTGTATAATAACCTACCCCATTTTTATCTATTTTTTGAAACTCTTGTAGCCAAGACGTGTCGAGTTCGTCAAATACGTAATCTAAATCGATTTCTCCATTTTGGCTCATTTTATTGTTTGTTATTGTATTATATTGGTAGCATATAATACAATCCATTTTTAAACCTATTTTATTCGGTTTCATAATCGCTGTCGTCATCGGTCGTATTTACGTCAGTTTCATCCATATCACTGTCGTTATCCGAATTATAACTGGTTGTATTATCATATCTTGACTGATACGCGTTTTCGCCGCGAATAATATTGTATAATTGCTTTTCGGATGCCCAACGGGATTCCATGTTCGAAATGGCTAGATACATTTGGTAATTCCAGCTTTTATTCTGGTATTCGTTGCGTTTTTGTTCGATTGATTTGGGCCCATAAACGAGCTCAGTTTTTCCTGCCTTGTTTTTAATAAAGTATACCCAGCCAGGTTTTGGCACAAATTGTTTCTCCTCAATGACTACGTTATCGACGGTATTAATTGCCTTTTTAAAATTAATTTTGGCTGGCTCCGATTTCACGACATTTGATGTTGCCAAAGTAGGGAAATCGTCTTTTATCTGATTTTTTGCGGTTGACAAGGTAGGGAATTCGTCTTTTGCTGGTATTTTTACTTGTAGAACAGGTGCGACTGGTCTAGGTTGGGTCAAAATGGTTCTAATTGTTGATTCCGATTCTGGCCTCTTGGGCAAGGCAGGGTAATCTTCCATCAATCGAGACATGCTGAATCGTGAGTTGGTAAACATGTTTTCTTTCGGTTTCTCAATTGGTTTCTCCTTTATCTCAATTGGTTTCTCCTTTATCTCAATTGGTTTCTCCTTTATCTCTTTTGGTTTCTCACTTGTTTTTTCCTTATTCTCTTTTGCCTTATTTGCCTGTATTTCCTCATTTACAAAATTAAAACGGCTATTATTTGATCTGTTACCACTTGATCTATTATTGTTATTCGATTTGCTGCCATTCGATCTGTTATTACCATTGCTGTTAGACCTGTTACTGTTATTGCTGCCATTTGATTTGTTCATTTTATATATTAAAATGGAAGGGTGTGTATAATTTACGTGTATAAAATATTGTATATAATGTTACACATAAGTCTTTAAATTATTTCAATTTATTTTTACTTTTCATATTTCTTATTTTATTACATTTTAAAAAAACATTAAACCAAATATCAATTTAAAGACAAATACTGATGTATATTTGTCTTCTACCAGCAATTTTTAGTCCTGCTATATAAAATAAAAAAAACACAAAAACACGATATATATATTTACAGAAGGCGGCAACCAACCAAAGAATTATAATTCCATTATAATCCCCTATTTTTTTATAAAATGGGGATTATATTATCCTCATCATTTTTATTGACATTTTTATTTATATTAGTAGAATTATGCCTAGACACAATGCTATAATTTACTTGATAAACAAAAAACGCAGCAAATAAAGATAAACAGTGAAAAAATTCATGATATCCAAATATTTCCGGTGATATAATCCCCGTATCAATCTTCAATGAAAATATAATTGTGCCGGCAATTTGAAACGCAAAAACGCACCACATGGAAATCCATTCCCAATCATTCATATGTTTATGACACGTAAACACGTATAACAATATTACAGAAGGCACAATTGACGCCGCTATAATTGACGGTGTTGACTTATAAATACAATACACATTCGCAACAAATGCTAGAAATGTTAGACAAATAAAATAGAGCCCTTCGGATTCAGGAAATAATAAAAAACCAATAGGAAACATCATACCAAAACACCATAATGATATCATAAAATGATCCATTTTTTGTAATATTATTTCATTTTCTAAACTCCAATTAGAAACATGATATAAGGCACTTGTCGCAAAACACAGTAAATTGGTTAGCAGGCTTACAGAACCAATAAAAAAAGCATATGTAAAACCGTTTGAAGCACAATATAATTTATAAAACGCATATGGAAATGCCAATAATGATAAAAAATGTATTTTACCTCTGAATTCGGGCTTAACTAAGCCTTCACAATATAATGTTTCATCTATAAATAATCGCGTATCCATCTAGATTCGAAATTCAAGTTATTTATTTACTAGATACTGACTTATTTTTATTTAGTGTATTACGTATTTTTTTTTACAAGTCGTCCCATTACAAGTCGTCCCATTACAAGTCGTCCACCGAAATCCAATCATCCTTTGCTTCTGTTTCCGCCTCTAAGGCTGGATCCATCATGGAAATCTTCTCACACGACGCCGACTTAGCCTCCTTTAGTAGCGCATCACGCTCAATGTCCTTATCTGTCGCAAATTTGAACCCGATTTCATCCTCATAGTCGAAATTATTATCATCTTCATTGTCTATTTTTGTCGGATCATTTTTAACAAGCACCTTCCATTCCGCCACAACTTCATTGCGTAATCTAGTCTTATCATTGTCTGTATATACCTCTAATAAATCACATTGCGGCAACTTTGCCTTTTTTGTGCTTTTCGCATCTATTTCTTGTTTTTCCTCTTCTTTTTTAATGTCCCATTCTCTCACGCCAATTAAGACCCAAGTGCCACTTTGGACAATATTGTCTCGCTTGCCTTTGCCTGAAAACTTGCCTCGAATATGTCCTAATCGAGCAATTCGGTCTATGCCGACACACTCAAACATACTGTTACCACACATCTTGGTAACAACCGAGTATATTTCTCCTTCATCTTCGGACACGCGAAGAATATTATCGTTCTTTCCACCATTAGTGTGCTTTCTAGCGAAGCCTTTAGCTTTGTTTCCTCCAGCGTTCTTGACCATTTTGTTGTAATAATATTATAAAAAACATTATATGTGTTTTAAAAGTTCAATTTTTTCTTCTACTTTTCTTACGAAGTTGTAAAAAGTAGAGCAAAATGAATTACCTTACCAGTTTATTCTATATATGTCGCAACAGTTTGTATAACCCTTCGTAATATTGCTTCCTGGAAATGCTGATTGTATTTTTCTATAACACGAGTTTTTACTAGTTCTGGTTGAATATTTGAATTTGTATCGGAACCATATGCTTTCAACCATTCTTTGTAACCATCATAATTGTCACAGTTTCCTGGTCGTCGAGGTCGAATACACATAATGGTAAAATTAAAATTTGTTTTTCCTTCTATTGCTGTTTGAATAACACCATTATATATTTTGGTATAGCGATCATATACAACACCTTCAACATACATACCGCGCAGTTGATTTGGCGTCAATATTTCATTACCATTTTCATCGATATAGTTACCATTTTCATCGATATAGCTACCATTTTCATACAATACAACCACCAATATTAGAACAATAATAATTATACTTGTGCATAAATAACGATTCATCTTGCCTTTACTTTTATTTATTTGAACCAATGTAAGATATTGTGAAGATATTCAATTTTTTCTACCTTTCTTACTAAGTTTTTGCTCTACTTTTTACAACTTAGTAAGAAAAGTAGAATAAAACTAGAAAGGATACCGTATTTTATCATTATTAAGCTCCTCAATTTCATCCTCATCTATTAAGAACAGCCCATTTCCCTTAAACTTTTCATAAAATGTTTTCCAGTTGATGCCGTCATTAATTTTCAAGCATTTATCAGTTGTATGTTGACTCTGTTCATCAGGTTCGTATCCGTATTTCAGATAAAACATCTGCATAACATCTTCGTCTACAAATTCAACGGTCATTTTTATATAATCAACATATCCCCTGTATTGCTTGATGCGGTTAAACCACACTGGCGAAAACGCCGCGTGATAGAGCCACTGTTTAAAATAGAGGTCTTTTAGCTTA